GCGGACGCGAATCTTTGGAAGGTTTACGGATTAGGAGAACGGGGAACCAGTCAGGAAATAATATACACACATTGGAAGCAAGGCGAATTTCCCGAGGATTGCGAAACAGTGTACGGGTTGGACTTCGGATATTCAGTCCCAACGGCAATGGTAAAAGTTGGTTTTAAAGATGGAAAGACTTATGTCGAGGAAATGATATACCAAACTAAGTTAACTACTAGCGATCTAGCGGAACGATTAAAGGATTTAGGGATAAGCAACTACGTTGAAATTTTTTGCGATAATGCCGAACCTAAGACAATAGAGGAGCTGACTAGGGCCGGTTTTAATGCGAAACCCGCTTCAAAAGACGTTTACGCTGGAATACAAAAGGTTAAGAGTCAACCGCTTATCATTAGCCCTTCGAGTGTTAATCTGATTAAAGAGATTAGGTCATACAGATGGAAGGTTGATAAGGATGGCAAGATTCATCAGAACGAGGAGCCGGTAAAAATGTGGGATCACTTGTGTGACGCTATGAGATACGCTATATATACAAAACTAAACAAACCACGTTTCGAGGTTTTAGCGTGGTAAAAATATAAAATGGGTAAGATTCAAGATGCATGGAATGTTTTAAGAGGTAAGGCGATGCCGTTAATGTCGGTAGGTCAGCCCTTCGCCTCTTATACCATGATGGGAGGTACTTATGTGGGAATAGCGGATAATCGCAAAAACTACATTACAGACGGATATCAGGTTAACGATATCATCTATACAGCTGTTACCCTTATTACAGACAAGGTCAGGCTTCCTGAATGGTCCACTTACAAAATAGTAGACGAGGCCGCTTTTAAGTCTTACCAGGGCCTTATAAAGAAAAAGGATATTTCCACACAAGATTTTAAGAAAGCTGTTGAATATAGAAAGAAAGCCTTAGAGCCTATCTATGTTGACAGACTTACAGACTTATTAAAGTACCCTAACGATTACGAGACATTTCCTGACTTAGTAGCCAATTCAAGCGGATGGAAACTAATTACGGGCGGTCGTACCGTTTGGGCGCAAACTTTAGATATGGGTGCAAATGCTGGTAAGCCTTATCAGTTGCACAATCTACCCTATCAAGAGATTAGTATCATCGCCAGTACCAATACCTTCCCAATTATCGAGGAGGCCTATGTAATGACCAACCTTGCTGATGCTTATTTTCCTAAGTGTCAGGTCTTACATGACAAATATCAGAATTATGATTGGGATATTAATGGAGCGCATCTTTACGGAATGAGTCCGTTAAAATCCGCTTTGAGACGCTTAAGCCGTTCTAACTCAGCTATTAAGGCGAGTGCGGCTATGCTAGAGAATCAAGGGGTTAAGGGTGTCCTTTATATGGATGACCCTAGAGTTATGAATGCAGGTATTGACCCACTAGACACAAGAAAGCAGGTTGAAGCTGTAAAGGCTAAACTTGTAGGAAAAGGGGAGTGGGTAGGATCAGACAACTGGGGTAAGATTGGAGTGTCAGGTTACAAGCTAGGCTGGCAGTCAGTTGGCCTTAGTCCTGTTGACCTTTCTATTATAGAATCAGAGAAGTGGGATTTGAAGCGATTTGCAGCCGTTTATGGCGTACCTAGTCAATTGATGGGTGATGCTGAGACTTCAACCTATAATAACGTCAGAGAGGCTGAAAAGGCCCTTACAGCACGTTGTGCTATCCCTCAGTTGGTTTCTTTCCGTAACCATATGAACAGAAAGCTACAAACTTGTTGGGGTTATCAGAATCAGAATGTTTATGTTGACTTTGACCATACAGTATTTACTGAACTTCAAGAGGATGTAGGTGCTAAGTCAGCGTGGATTAAGGACCTTAGAACATTAAGTCCAAATGAGCAAAGAATGCATTTAGGATTAGAGAGAATCGACAACCCTCTATTTGATGAGCCGTGGATTACTACTCAGGATGGTATGCCTTTAAGTGAGTATGATGTAGAAGATGAAGTAGAAGAGGTTGAAGATCCTGAGGAGATGGAAGAGGAAATGGATGAGGAAGTAGATGATTGAGATGATAATTAAACAGACTTATCCAATAACAAAAAAGGAAAGGTGCTGTGCAATATATAAAGCAAAAATGGAAGCCAAAAGACAGGCTTTAAGAGATAGGTTAAATGACCAACAACGAAAGAATAGAATGGGCAAAGAATTTCCACCGAGTGAACAGGAAGTTCGGTATTCAGTTTTATCCTAAGGTTAAAGAGTCATTAGATAAGGTTGTTAGTTCTTTGATAGGTACTATAAAGAAAAAAGGAGCAAGGCAAGCACTTGTGGAGCTTCGCACTCAATTATGGAGTGATGAGTTGACAAAACCTGTATCTGATATATATAAAACAGTTGGGGTTTATCATGCTAATCAAACTTATAAATTAATTAGAAGAGAGATTGGAGAAAAGTCACGCAATGAGATGTGGGCAAAGGATATAGAAGAGGAATTAAGAAAAGTGCTTTTACAATTTGCAGTAGTTAAGACTTCTGAAACACTTAGGAATCATCTAATCCTTGTTTTGCAAAAAGCAATCTTAAAAGAAATGACAGTTGATGAGATTGTCAAGCTTTTTACTGATTCAGGATTTACTAAGATGCAAGCCAATAGAATAGTAAGGACAGAAGTTAACAGAGCCGCTAACACAGGAACAAAAGCTGCTGCTGATGGTTTTAATTACGAGATGGTTAAAGAGTGGATTGCTTTTAGAGATTCTAGAACAAGAGGCTTTAAACCTGATCAGCCTAAGGACCACTATGACATGGATGGGCAAGTAGTTGACTACTTTAGCAACTTTACTGACCCAAGAAGTGGTGAGCAGATTGAATATCCATTAGCTCCTGGAGGTTCAGCAGCAATGGTGATTAATTGTAGATGTAGTTATATAGTAGTACCTAAAAGAGATGAAAACGGTAGACTAATCAGAAGATAACGGGAGGTGATTAGGTGGCAATAGCCAATACTGCGGAAAATGAAATAAGAACCAGACCTAACCCTCCCAACATGAAAAAAACTATGAAAAGATATTTCGAACAAAAACTGATTGCAGACTCTGTTAGAGATGTATCAGAAACTTCACGAAAAGTGAAGGTGGCCATTAGTCAGATGGGTTCTAAGGACTATGATAATGATGTCATTGACCACGGAGCTTACAACAAGACTATGGCGGAAAGAGGTCCTAAGGGTGCTAATTTGATTTGGCACTTAACAGACCACAATCCAAGTCTAAAGTCAGCCATTGGCAAATTCTCTGAGTTGTATGTAGAGGATAACTACTTAGTAGGAATTACTGATGTGCCTAATACAACTTGGGGAAATGATGTTTTAGAGTTTTACAAGTCAGGTCATATTAACCAGCACTCTGTAGGCTTTAGAACTATCAAAGCTGAAGCACAACAGAAAGGACAAGCAGAGGAGTATAACCTAATCAAGGAAATACTTTTGTTTGAAGGTTCTGCTGTACTATGGGGAGCAAACCCAAACACCCCAACTCTAACAGTAGGCAAAGGCCTTACTAAAGAGGAAATCACAGACCAACACGAAAAGCTAAGCAAAGAGCTTAATATGTTAATTAAGAGTCTCAAAGACGGTAGATTTACTGATGAGGCTTTTGAATTTATCGAGATTCGCTTTGCACAAGTAAACGAAGCAATTAAGTCGCTATTATCTACTGAGGCCACTCCTATTGTAGAGCAACCCGCAGAAGCAGTTGTAGAAACTAAGGAGCCGGTTATTGATTACAGTGACCTTAAGCATACATTAAACAATTTTATTTACAAACTAAATTCCTAAAAATGGAAGAATTAAAAAGCATCGAGGCCTCAGTAAAATCTGCTACTGAGATCGTAGAAAAGATGAAAGCTGCCAATGAGGCTGTAATTGCAGATGTTAAAAATGACGTAGCTGAAGTAAAGGCTGCTGTAGTAACTATGGATGAGGCTGCTAAGAAGAATCAAGCTGCTCTTGACCAATTGATCGCTGAGAAAGCTGCTAAGACTGTTAACAACAAAACTAAGTCTTTCGGTGATGCTTTCTCTGAGCAAATGGCTGAAGCTTTTGATGCTAAGCAAGCTGAAATCAAAGAGTTCCAAAAGAACAAAAATGCAAAGTTGACTATTGACCTCAAAGCTGTAGGTACAATGACAACTTCTGCTAACCTGTCTGGTGATGGTGTTGCTACTTACAACAGCCGTCAAGGATTGGTTCCTGCTCAGAAAATCAATTTCCGTGACCTTATCCCAACTGCTGTAAGTCCTACTGGATTGTATGTAACTTACCGTGAGACTGGAACTGAAGGTTCTATTGGTATCCAAACTGAAGGTAACCTGAAATCTCAGATTGACTATGACCTTACAGAGGTTAAAGTTGTATCTGATTACATTGCTGGTTTCGCTCGTTTCTCTAAGCAAATGATGTTCCAACTTCCTTTCTTGCAGAACACTTTGCAGCGTATGTTGCTCCGTGATTTCTACAAAAAAGAGAATAGCACTTTCTTCTCTGCTGTTAGCTCTGCTGCAACAGGTAGCACAACAACTGCTGCTTCTGTAGATGCTGAGCAATTAGTAGATTGGATTGCTAACCAATTGGATGCAAACTTCGAGGCTTCTTTTGCCTTAGTATCTTATGCTCAATGGGCTGACTTGTTAAAGACTAAGCCTACTGACTACTCTGTACCTGGTGGTGTTATCATTGACCCTAACGGAAATATCCGTATTGCAGGTGTACCTGTAATTGGTGCTTCTTGGGTTACTAACGATAAGGCTCTTATCGTGGATGCTTCTTACCTTGAAAGAGTTGAGACTGAAGGATTGCGTGTTGAGTTCTCTTACGAGGACAGCGACAACTTCCAGCGTAACTTGGTAACTGCTCGTGTTGAGTGTTTTGAAGACATCAACATTATGAGAACAGATGCCTTGATTTACGGTACATTCTAAGCTGTGGTTGATGTGGTGATAGGGGGCTGGTTTCGGCCAGCTCCTTTTTTAAATAAATCTTATGTTGTATAACTTACTGATAGATTGGGAGGACCAGACTGAGGAATCAGGGATAACTGAGCCTTTGACTGTTCAAGAGGTAAAGAATTATCTTAGATTAGAGGGTTTTATTGACAATTCTGAATCAATATCCTCTGACTTTGATGATGATGATGTTATTATTGAAACTCTAATCAGATCAGCAAGAGAAAGAATGGAGGAGTACACAGGTTTAAGTTTAATTACTAAAACTTGGGAAATAGAATTTACCAACCTTTGTGGTAACTTTGATATTCCTTTTGGTCCTGTAAATACTATTATTTACTTAAGGGATGATGAGGGCGACTCTATCAGCACAGATGATTTTGATATATCTTTTAATGGTAGGATTTTAAAATATCCTAACTATGAAAATATGACAATGAAGTATGAGGCTGGTTATGCAAACATACCTAAAGGTTTAAAAGATGCACTCTATAAAGAGGTAGCATATCGTTATATTAACAGAGGTGATGAGAATGTTGATGGATTAAGTAAAGAAGCTATTAACATAGCATCTATTTACAAAACCGCTAACTGGATAGGATGATAGGAACTACAAAACCTATAAAGTTACTTAAGTATACTACAACTGTTGATGCTAATGGTGATGCACAAGAAACATTAGCAACTACTTATAAGCTATGGGCTGAGATAAGTGACAGTGGTGGAGGTAGATCACAAGCTGATGGTAGAACAGATGCTTCTGATACAAAAGTATTTAGGATTAACTTTAGAGACTATCCTATCACACCTGATTTTAAAATAGAATATTTTGGACAGACTTATTCTATTAGTAATGTTAGAAGAGTAGATCAACAAAGGTTTTATTGGGAGATAACAGCATTTAATATATACGAAGTAAGTGCTTAAGGCATCTTTCATAGGGATTGATCAGTTTAAAAGCCGTATAGAGTCCGCAAAGAAAGAAATTAAGGATGAAGTAGATGCGGAAGTTATGGCTGCTGCAATGGAATTTGCAGGGTTGGCTAAAAGAGACCTCAATAGTCAACCAGGATATAGAGGTGTATTGAAAAACTCAATACAGATTGAAAAGCAGGGTGACATGGCTTATAGAGTTTATACAGATGTATTTTATGCTCCATTTATAGAATTTGGAACAAAAAGTAAGTTTGTAGCTCAGACAGGTTTTGAAGAGGAAGCTGCTCAGTTTAGAGGATTAAGGGGATCGGGTGCAGTAAAATTGATTGATGCCATTACAGAATGGGTAAGAGTAAAAGGAATAGCAACAGGTAAAGAAATTAACCGAGTTTCATTCCTAATAGCAAGATCAATCTATAAAAATGGTATTTCTCCACAACCTTTCTTTTATAAGCATGTAGCACCAGTTAGAGAGAACTTAAATAAAAGACTAAAGGCGATTTTTGATGGCATATAAAAATTCATTATATCAGATTAAAACTGAATGGTACCAGACATTGAATGGTGCTATTAGTGTTCCTGTATATAAAGATACTGTGCCTTTATCTGCAAGTGGCAACTACGTTTTAATAAGGTCAGAAGGTTCAACTGACAGAGAATTAAATAATTCTGCATTTTTCAGGACATCTGTTATTATAGTAGATATATTGACTAAATTCGCTACTACAGGTAACAGTAAGACTGCTTATGATATAGCACAAGAGATAGATGACTTAATCATCTTATCACCTAACTCTTTTGGAATAACATTAGCTGATTTTCAGATTACACAAATTACAGTACAATCTGAGGATGAGCTATACGAAGATGATGGCTCTGAAAAAATATTCAGAGTAATTAAAAGATACGAGCATTTTATTAATCAAAATTAAATAAACAAAAATGGCAGATCCTACAACTTTGAGTGGAAGTGTGATGTACATTGAGTACTCCGACACTCCAGGCGGTGCAAAAAAGTCGGCTGTTTGCCAATCAGAGGGGTCCTTTGATGGCAGCCGCAATGTGGTTAGTGATGAAACTAACTGTGGAACTTTAAAAGTATTAGGTCCTCAAAACAACCGATTCACATTGAATGCAGTTGTTGACACGGCTCCTGATGCTACTGAAGCTTCTTACAATGATTATCAGACTCTTTATGCTAATAATACTAAGAAGTATTGGCATTTGACTGATTCAACAGAAACCGTATATCACGGTGGATATGGCTGGATTTCAGCTCTTGGTCAACAGAATACTAGCGGTCAGACTGCTAAATTCACTATGACTATTGAAATCGAAGGAGATATAGATACTGAACCTCAAAGCTAATCACCATGAAACAAATCACACACAGCATAGGTGGTCAGGACAGAACTCTAGATGTGGGAAAGATGTGGTTTTCCAATTATTTTGGCGAAGCCACATCTTCAGACCCACTTTATATGAATGAACTCCTAAACAAACCTGATAAACAATTTACATTTATCAGTGGATTAGTATATGCAGGAATAAACTGCTATAATAAATCTAATGGTATCAATGAAGTTATTACATTAGAACAAGCACAGGATTGGGTTGGCCTTATGGAGCAAACTGAAGCTGCTGAATTGATTAATAAGTTCATTGATGTAAATAAAGTTAAAGTAGAGGGGGAAGAGTAAACCCAGGCAAAACCCTGACCTGGGATGAGATGAGGTCGGAAGCATTTGGCCAAATAGGTTTACTTCCGAATGAATTTTATGGTTTAGAATTTGAGGAATATGCTCTTCTAAGAAAAGGGTATATTGATAAAATCAAAACTGAATCATACTTGTTAAGGTTTCAGACTGCCTTGATTTGTGAAGCATTCATAGGCAAGGGCAATGGGGCAAGATTTGTTATGGACAGTTGGCAACTTGATGAAAAGTCAGAGCTTAGTCAAGAACAAATTAGGTCTCTACTGAAAGCTAAAAGAGAAAAAGAAGCTTTAAAAAGAATAAAACAGAATCAGAATGGCTGATATGGAAAACTTCAAAATAAACTAGATCAGACAGGTAAAGCTGCGATTGGTTTTGATGATGATATTCAGAAAGCTGCTTCTAAACTGAGACAGTTACCTAGTGTAACTAACCAAGCCACATTTACTTTAAACAACTTTACAAGGGTCGTTCAAGATGCTCCTTACGGTATTAGGGGTATTGCCAACAACATTGACCCATTAGTAGAATCATTTGTTTTATTAAGAAACCAAACAGGTAGTACAACCGGTGCAATTCAGGGAATGATTGAAGCCCTGACAGGACCTGCTGGTATTCTATTGGCTGTATCAACAGTTACATCAATTTTAGTTCAGTTTAGTGATCAATTATTTACTTCATCTAAGCAATTAAGTAATGCAGAAGTTGCAAGTATTACATATTTAACTTCTTTAGAGAATATTACGGAGGCTTTGGCTGACTTGCGAAGTCAATTAGATTTTGAAACAGATTTAGCAAAATTAAATAACGAATTAAGTGGTCTTACAGGATTTGCACTAGATATAGCAAATGCACAATCAGAAATAGGTAAAAATAATGTTTACATTGCTGATTTAGATGACAAAATAAGTCCATTAAAACAAAAATTTGATAGTGCTACACAAGAAGCAAAAAACTTTGTTGCAGAGACAAATAAATTTAAGGAAATTCCTGCAGAAAGATTTGGAGCTGGAGCGCAAGATTATATATTAGCTAAAAGAAGAGAATTAGATGTTCTCTTTCAAACCTTTTTAGAAACAGGAAAGATAAACGAAGATTTACTTAAAAATTTATCTAAGACAGATAAATTAAGATTTACTGAACTAGCAGCATCTAATGCACAGTTAAGAGATTTAGAGGATGAAAGAACTGAGTTTTTAAGAAAAAATCAACTATTAGAAAAGCAAATATTATTAGATAGGTTAAAAGCTCAAAAAGATTTTAAGTTTGATTTTAGCATATTTAGAATTAGCAAACTTACCATAGAAGAAGGTAAACAAGCTGATTTATTTGCTAAAGGAAATATTGTAACTAAACAATATGAAGATTTAATTAAGAAAGGCTTTAAGGAATTAAAACCAGTTAAGGTTAAGGTTAAAATTGCACCTGAATTAGAGTTTGTAGCACAAAATTTTAAAGATTTACAAGAAAAAAATCAAAAATTTATAGACTCTTTTGAAGATAGAATCAATCAAGCTCTTTTAAATATTCAAATAGAAGGATTTGCAACTATAGGAACAGCAATTGGAACTGCATTAGCTGGAGGAGATGTTAAAAATGCTTTTGCAGCATTTGGTGAAGTGATTGCAAGCGGATTACAAACCATAGGTAAAGCATTAATTGAATTTGGTATTTTAGCTAAAGCCGTAAAGGTATCTTTAGCAGAATTATTTAATAAACCTCTTTTGGCAATTGCAACAGGCGTAGGATTAATTGCTGCTGGTGCTGCATTAAAGACTGCTTTAAATGCTGGAGTACAAGCTAGGGCGTTGGGAGGTCCAGTAAGTGGAGGAACACCATACTTAGTCGGTGAAAGAGGACCTGAGTTGTTCGTTCCATCTGTTAGTGGGGGAATAGTTCCTAATAACTCAGTAGGATCATTTATGAGTGGAAGTGGAAGTAGTGGAGGCAGAGGTTCTGTACTCAGAGGTCAAGACATAATTTTAGCTTACGCAAGAACACAAAGAAGTCAATTAAGAGTTAATGGCTAATTACTACAAAGGAAGTTTTGTCAATACTCAGGTTGATTATACGGACAATAGTCCGAATGAGCAGACCTTTTATCTAAAGATAACTAATACTACAGTATTTGATGGCTCAGAGGTTACTTTAGAAATGGCTGATGCTCCTATTGTTTTACAGACAGTAGATAATTCAGAAGATAAATTTACACCAATTAAAAGTAAAAGTTGTAATTTAAGAGTATTTACTGATGACACGGTAAATGCTATGACTTTTGCTGGAGGTGGGGATACACAATACAAAGTAGAAGTAGCAGTTAATAGTGAGTCAGATGTAATATTTACAGGATGGCTTTCTTTGTCAGACTTAGGGCAGACATTTCAACCTGATCCTAATGTATTGCAATTAATAGCTACAGATGGAATAGCTTTTTTGAGAGATATACAGTTAAGTGATGATGATGACAGATTTTTAACTAATAATCATCCATTAATTAATTATATTAGTTGGGCATTAAAAAAGACAGGTTTAGAATTAGAGATTTGGATTCAGATGAATCTGTTAGAGGAGGATGCTATTTATGATTCTCCCTTATATCACTCTACAGTACTGTCTATTTAAATGCACAAACATTTGAGCAAGAAGTAGGTCAATTACAAGACTGTTATAATGTTTTAGAAAAGATATTAGGTGAATTTTGTATATTAAGTCAGCAGAAAAATGTATGGTATATTAAGTCTGTTGATGAGGCTAATTATAGTAGTTTTAGAATTTGCAAATTTGATGCGGATGGCATTCCTATAGAATATATCACAGAAACATTTACTAAGAGCATTGGTTCTCTAGATGATATTGCATTTATGAATGATGATGCAAGATTGTCATTATTAAGACCTTTTAAATCTGTGCAACAAGATTTTAATTATGAATATCCTGTTGAAATTATACCTAATTTAGGGTTTGAAAGAGGTGCATTAGTAGATGAGACAAACCCTTTAGATAAAGTATACAAATTTGATAATTGGACTATTATTCAAGGTGTGCCAGGGTTTTATGCAGCCCCATCATCTACATCCACAATTCATAGGATATTTGATGCTAATGATACAGAGATTGAAAGGTATGTAGTGCTTACACCAAAAACAGGACAGTCTTATAGTCTTAATCTTGTCAACTATGCAAGAAGTGAGGCATTTTATATCCAAGAAAAAGATAAGTTTACAGTTAGTGTAGATTGGAGGTTACCTAATAATATAGGACCTGGCGGTAATGGTAACTGTGACCTTATGAAAGCTGTACTTTATGGTGATGATGGTTCTTGGTGGCTTTTAGGAGTACCAACAGTAGGATCAACAGAGTACACCTGGTATGACACATCAAATTGGACTACAAATACAGGAAAGGCAGCTATTTCAGTTGACTTTGATATAGATTTAACAGAATGGCAGAATGTAACATGGGATGCTCCAGCAGCCCCTGTAAGTGGTAGATTATATATTTGGATAAACCAATTTAATCAACTTAACTCAGGCAATGATGATGTTGATATTTGGTATTCTAATTTAGTATTTACTTATGTCCCTTTAATTAATGGTTCTTATCAAAAGTATAGTGGCCAAAGCCATAAAAGTGAGCAAGTTTTTGATACTATAGCAAGTAGAGTCAACACAGTATATATGACAGATGCCCCTAAGCAAGAGTTAAAGGGGACAATGATGAAAAAAGCAGGAACTGAGTTAGGATATAGTGGAAATGCTGTTTTTGCTAATGGTAATGCAGTTACCTTAGATGGTTTCCAAACACCCTACTTTAATGTAAATGACTATGTTTCAGTTATTAATACTACAAGCAACAATGGTACATATAGAATAACTGAGGTATCTTACTCAAATGCTTTGAACAAAACTACATTAGGTTTTCAGCAAAGCACAGTAAGTGAGACTGATGCTACTACTACTATAAATGTATTTACATATGAGTTAGTAGAAAGTTTCTATGATTCTATTTTATGGCCTGGTGGTGGTGGACCTCCTGAGGCATTTTATGCTTATGGTAAACATCAGAATCAAGCGGTATGGAATCAATACAACAGAGTATTTAGTGCTTTTGAGGCTACTTGTGATGGATTGGATACAGACAAAACAGATGCTTTAGGGCTTCCTGACTTGCCTGATTTAATGCACTTATATTATCAGACAGACATTCATCCTGCAACTTACGATAAACAATTTATGGTATTGCATTATGAGCAAGATACAGACAACTGTGAGTGGAATTTATATATGGTAGAAGTTGGGGCAGTAGATTATCCTAAAACCTATATTGGACACTCATTTAAATATATTCAGAGATGAATGACCCTAAAGTAGTAAGAGGTTCCAATATGATTGCCTCTATTAAGGTAAGTGGCACATTTTACCCTGTATTTTGTGCTAAGTCTTGCTCTTTTGAGATGACTAATGAGATTATCAATAGGACTTCAGTAAATGATGGGTTATTTACTAAAAGGAGAATAAGAAGAACTGAGTGGTCGGGTTCTGCATCAGGGGTTTTGGTTACTAACAATGATGGAGACAGATACTCACCTTTTTACTTAATGCAACAATCAGTAGCAAGGGCTGTCCAAGAGTGGCAGTTTGAGTTTACTAACTTAGATGGGGATGTTAGAACTATAGAGGGTGAGGCTTTAATTCAAAACTTACCTATTAGTGGGGATGTTCAGAGTTTCGTACAATGTACGGTTAATATAATAGGCACAGGGGCATTTGTAATGGATGCAAGCCCATCAAGTCCTACAGCAGATGAGAATGTTGACTCTGACTTTTGGAGTGCAACTGCTGGCCAATTCTCTGTGTCAGGATTGTCATTTTATGGCAAGACCTTACAAGGAAAGACCATCCTTGCTATTAGTAGGGAGGGAACAGTTTATGATCCTATAACCACGGGAAGTCCATCAAATCGGACTGCATTATTTAATAGTGCATTGGGTAGGATTACATTTGATTCAAA